TATTTCGTTTCCTGCCCCTGATTTTCTGTGGTTCATCAACGGATAAAAATTCCACAACGTGATTGCCAAACGTGTACGTGTTTTCAGATTTGTTGTGTTGGCCCACATAAAGGATGCCCAATATGTCCAATATTTCGAGAAAATCACGCATCACCGATCCTTTCAAGGCCGGCAATGTTTTACGCACAATCGAAATCACCAATGGTTTTTTGGATGATGTCAATTTGTAGATCAGATATTGGCACAGGGCATAAGTTTTCCCCGAACGTGTACCGCCCTGATGAACTTTGATTCTTTTGGTGCTGTTTAATGTCTGATAAAACTGAATATTGCATTTCTGCGCTATTCGTTTTCGATTTGTGCCGGTGTCCATTCTATTATGGCAGATTCTATGCCGGTTTCGTGTACAACCTCCGTGCGCTCAATGTAACCACGCTTTTTGCCTTTGGTCTTTAAATAAAAAATGGTGGCTGTTGTGTTGCCATCTTTAATCTGCTTATGCAATTGCGATTCCGCAAAATCCAATGTCATATCGGCCAAATCATCAACTGCCTTTTTGTATTCCGGATCAATGTTGATCCATTCGTAATGCTGCGCCCTGTGTATCCCTGCAATCTTTGCTGCGGATGTGACAATGCCCAATGACTTTTCAAGGGCCTCCAACATCCGTTTTTTATTTAGTTTCGTTACACTCTTAGGTACTGCCATATTTTATTTTTTGCAATAGCAATTTAGTCCATTTTCAATGAAATGTTTGTATGCCATTTGCCTTTGTTCCTCAGATTCAAATGACACCTCAATCACAAATTTATCCTTTGGCTCATTCTCATTCTCAACCGGTAAATCTTCGCCTAATTCTTTATAAATCGGCAAATCCAATCCCCAATCTTCTAAATCAGCCATTTCCCAATCATTAGCCAACAAATCCCAATCCCATTCACCAAATCCCACATTGTCGGTAATGATAAAACGTTTCTGTTGTTCGGCTGTCAATGCTGATGCCTTAATAATTGGCACACGCTTCAATCCGGCTTCAATACAGGCACGCAATCGCATATTTCCACCTAATACCACGCAATTATCATCAACAATGATTGGTCGCAATTGTAGCATTTCCGGGAACTCCTTAATGGACTTGACCAATTGTTTAAACTTATGATCACGAATTGTCCGAGGATTATTTGGATGCGGAATTACCAATTTGATGTTTATTTCCTCAATCATAATATTATTGTTTAATCCATCCATTTGCCGTGATTAATTAAATGCCACGTTCTGTGCTTTAAAACTTCAATAATTAATTGAAATAATGTGTCCGCTTCATAGCTGCCAACACCTTTTATGATTAGTTTCATCCCTGAAATTTGTCTAATTCTCTTTTGATATACCACAGGGATTTTTCCAAATCCTGTTTCTTGTTGCCTTTTTTGTCGGCTCTCAAAATATATTTGATTGCGTTCCCCAAATTAAAATTCAGGTTGAACCCTTCGATTACATCAATTGCCTCGATGCCTCCATCAGATTGATAATGTTGCGGATGATCCACCATTTCACGGCTCTCATTTGTCATTTTGTATTGATTAGGTAAATATGTGCTTTTGATCCGGCAGTTATTCATCACCCAACTGCGATGTAAATTTACCTTATATTTGCAATTGCATCACGTGATTGTGAAACAAATTTTACGGCATCAATTTCATTTTCAAAAACACCTAAATATTTCTGTTTATTGCCATCATATATGTATGCCTGCCATTTGTTCAATTTCTTTTTAAATGATACCCCCTTGTATTTGCTTGATTTTGTCTTGCAATTATCCCATTTATGCTGATTGTTTTCGGCCTGTGTAACCCATTCCAAATTTGAAACGTGATTGTTTAATGTATTTGAATCCTTATGATTAACCTGCAAATGTCTGTTATCGCCTAAAAATGCAATTGCAACCAATCTGTGAACCAAATATGTTTTGGTTTCTCCATAATGCGACAATGTCACCTTTGAATATCCATTGGCTCCAATAGATTCATTGAAAATCTTTTCTTTTACCACCTTATTATTCATTTTGCGTGGTAAACTTTTCACACGGCCAAAATTGCTTATTTCATACAATCCGATGTAATTGTCAATCGGTAGCCAAATTTCTAATCCTTCCATAATTCTTTCATTGGTTTTTCCCAACAATCTATTCCGTAACTTTTTAATAAAATATTCAATTGTGTGTTCAATGAATCCTTTTTGACTTGATCCATTGAATCGATGTTCATGCCAAGCATAAAAAATGACTCCATTGCTGTGCAGGCATTTTGGAATGTATCCAACGCATCGGGCAAATCCGGATCATCGTTTTTGTTTGCCGGGAATAATACGGCCATTGTTTTTTCCAACTCCCTAATCATTTGCTTTGTCACCATTTTAACGGCCTGTTTGTTTGCCGGATGACCGTGCCACGATCCATCAATGAAATCCAACATATTTTGGCACAATGCAAAGAATGTTAATAAACGTATTTTGTCTTTTGTAGTTTTCATCGGTTTGTTTTTTTGTTAATTCTGGACATTTATTGCCTTGTATTTTTATGCTTTTCCTATGTCCAATAATTCACGTGGAAATTTGTATGGATCAATACACAATTCAATTTTTACGATTTTATGAAATATCATCAATTCCTGTATTTCCTGAATCAATTCACTTGCCTCCTCTCGTGTTAATGGATCGGAACATTTAATATCACCGTGTACAAATATTTCATCATCATTTAAAATTTCCATTGTAAAATATTTTAAAATTGCGCACACGGTTATAAACTACAATTTTTTCCCTTTCTGATCCGTAGGTTAGCCGGGCCACACAGGTTTCCAGAAATAATTTTGGATTGTGGATTGTTTCCCACTTATTCACCTTGATTGGCTGTTCTGTAAAATCAGGATCAGCAATTTTTTCATTGGCCCAATCAATGGCCTTTTGTCTGTTAATATTCATAGGTTTATAAATTAAATTGATCTGCTTTTGCTTCGCTTACAATAAAGGGATCAGATGTTGCGTAAATTTCAAAACGTACATCCTGCCAATATGCTGAATCTTGTTCAGAATCTGTTAGGTCATCAATAATTTCAAACACGGCCATTGCTGCGCATTGTTTTGCTGTGTCAAAATCATTAGTAATGCTTTTGTATTTGGCGATTAATGTTTTCGCCTTTTCGTATGGTGTCATCGTATTGTTGTTTGATTTTCAATTTTTCCATCAATATATCCTGACCGGTATGCGGCAGAAATTTTGTCCTGTTCAATAAATCGTTGCGCCTCATAATATTTTAGCTTTTCAATCAACTCATCCAATGATCGCACAATTATGTATTCATATCCGCAATCCCTTGCTTTCTGTTCGAAATCCTTTTGGTTTGGCTGTTGATAATTGCCCACAATTTTAACTTCAACAAATAGGCCGTGAAACGTTTGGTTTGGTAACAGGATTAATAAATCAGCCACACCGGCTTTTACACCTTCCGCCTTTAATTTGGCCGCAACTGCTTTGGAACGTAGTGCGCCATTAGGGATTGCAAAAAATGTGTAATTATTCCAATCCAAATACTTTGCGATGGCTGTCTGCAAAATATGTTCGTGTTGATTACGCATATCGATATTGTGTTTGATTTGTTTTAATTAGGTATCTAAATCTGTCATATTTAAAGCCGGAATTTATGGTATTCCACAACTCTTTAATTGATCCATAAATCTGACCTGTGGTGGTATCAACAATCTTTTGTGCTGAATGAACATCACCCCCTGATTTGATTAATCCATTTTGCTTTGCGTGCGCCATATTATGATCATTTGTACACCATTCCAAATTTTCAACCCGATTATCAGTTTTTATTCCGTTTTTGTGGTTTACAATTGGATAATTATTTGGATTATCAATGAATGTCAATGCAACCAATCTGTGAACCTTAATTGGTTTGTGGTATGACTTATGGCTGATGCACACAGTCAAATATCCATTTTTATCCAATCGTTGATTCATTTTGTATGCTTTATCACGCATATTCAATTTATTGTCCTTTAAACTCAAAATTGTTCCATCTGCGTAAACCTTATATTTGCCATCATATCCATCCAAATATTTGGCCAAAACAGTTTGCAATCTGTGTTCGTGTTCGTTTCTCATTTTGCATTGTGTTTAATGTAAACAATCATTTGTTTTTTGCCACCATTCCTTTGCTTTCTGACCTGATTAATTGCAATACATACAATTGATCCAATCGTGATAAAAACTGCTGTTAGAATCAAATTCTTTTTCATATGTCGGTTATTGGTTTAGGTTTATTTACTGAATTATCTGATTTGCATCAATGTCCAACATTTTACACACTCTCAATCCTGTTATCATATTCGGAACCATTTTACCTGCGATTCAATTACAAACAGATGAATGTGTTGTGTTGATTTCATCGGCCAAATCCTGCCGGCTCATTCCTTTTTTTTCTAATCCTTTCAGCACCAATGTGCCAAATTCTGTTTCCTCTGCTTTCATAGGTTCTTTTGTTTAAAATAATGTTAATTGATATTTGTGTTCCTCTTTATACCTTAATTTTTCAATTGGTAATAATAAATCCTGATAACCTTCTAATCCTTCACCAACGTATTTATGGCAATAATGAATTTGTTTTCTTAAATTATTATATTTATTATTTGGATCAATTTTATCTGTCCTTATTTTACCATTGTGTCCTGTTCCAATCCAATTTTTGCTGTTATTTCTATATTCTCCCAATGCAGGATTGCTAGTTTTTGTGTAATAATTTGAATTCGATTTTTTTGCAATTGCTGCACAAAATTCTGAAATTTTACTACCTATTCCCATTCCTTGATAATCGGGCAAAACAACAATTCTGCTTTCTCTATAACTTTTAAAACAATCGGTTTTGCCAACTTGTATTCCCATTACATTGATTGCTATTGGTTTGTTTTTATATTCAAATAATAAAAATATATATGCATCATTCACCTCTTGCGTTAAATAGTGATGCTTTTTAAATAAATCCCAAATTTTAGGTTTGCATCTGTAAACTGATAATTCAATGTTTGGCCTGCCTTGCCGAAGCCATTCACCTTTTTCAAGTGTGCCTCCTTTTTCGGTTGATAAAACATAATCGGGCATAAGCCATTCAAAAATATCATAATGGCACGATGCAAAAATTACTCTTTTGTTTTTTTTACGGACGTATTTCTGAATTGCAAATGACATGGATTTTGCAACATCTCGATTGACTACCGATGTGAATTCATCAATTAATATTATTTCATCGTTTTTTGATCGCCCAACAATGTATGCAATTGTTGCCCTATATTGTTCACCATTTGACAATAATTCAAATGGCCTCAACCATGTTGGAACCGATGACAATCCAAATGATGTCAATAAATGTGTTGCATCCTTTGGTGATAACCAATCAAAATTTGAAATTAATGGAATTTCACTTTTAAAATTTGGTGTTTTTATATCACCTAAATTTTTCAAAATTGATGATTTTCCGCTACCACTACCACCAAAAATTGTGATAATATTCCAATCAAATGAATCTAAATTGTCTAATTGGTAATTTATTTCGACATCTGTAAACTCT